CGTCATACGAGATTCGGGAATGCCAGATCAAGGATTGCCCCTTGTGGCCGTTTCGGTTCGGTAAAAATCCGTTTAGGGCCAAGCGGGTGATGACGGAAGAGCAGAAGGCGGCGGCAGTCGAAAGATTGGCGAAAGCCAGGGCGAGAAAGTTGGCTGAGGGTAGCGAGCGGGCTGATGGGTAGTGTCGCAAACAAGAAAGCCGGCCCCGCGATGGAGGCCGGCTTGATGCTAACCCTTTGCCAGGGTGGCGCGGTTGACGCACCCTTGGGCATCTGGCATAGCGGCGGTCCCACCGGCGGCTTTTGCGGCCGCGATGAGGCGCCGGATAAAGGTATTTGGGGCTGTGGCGTAGGTCCATGTCCCGATATATTGCCCGCCTTCGTCAATAATCACATATTCGTTCATGTTTGCCCCCTTCCTCGGCCGACCCCGCCGCCTGCGGGCCTCGACCAATTTAAGATTTTTCCTCTCAATGAGCCAGTCCCGGCCGGCCTTGACCGCCGGGAGCTGGCCCGATCTGATCATTTGCCGCACTCGGCCCGGGGTAACCCCCAGGGCCTTGGCGGCGTCGGTGGTGGTGAGCATAGATCAGCCTCCCTCTTCAACTCGGTCCTCCGGGACCGTGACGTAGGTGTTAAATTTTTCGCTCCAAAAAACCCGCTTCGGCTCCGGTGGTGGCGATAAGGAAACCTGGATGATCTCGGTGTAGTCGCCGAGAGCGTCAATGATTTCCTCAATGCGCCGTCCGTTTTCGTTCGCCTCGGCGCGGTGGGGGCCTGGTTGGCCGCTCGGCCCAAGGTCGGCATCAGTCCAGCCGTCAAATTTAACCAACTCATACCCGAGGGTATGGGCTACACGGAAAACCTCGGTCACCGTGACGGCATCGGGGTTGATTTGGGTGTAATAGACTGGTTGCATGATCCCTCCTTTGCCCCTTGGGGCTGTTGTGGTTGTTATGTTTCAATCTTCAACAAAAACATCCTCTTCCCCCGGGCCAATCTCTTCCGGGGGCCTGCCGTCCATCTGGATATGCTCATCTGAGATGCGGGTCCAAACCATTGCTACGTCGCGGCCAAAATATGCCGCGGTTTTTTCAAATCCGAAGCGTTGCCCGACTTTTACATCTTTCAGTTTCATGGCTGCCTCCTTTGCCCTTCCGGGCCTTTGTGGTTATTGTTGCTTCTAATATATTACCGCACACAGTAATTGTCAAGAAAAAAACGCGCAAACAGAAAAATTTTTTTATCAAGAGAAATCAATGGGTTATGAGAGGAAGGAAAAAAATTTGGATAAATAGGCATTGCTGGCCGTGAATCGGTTGACACACAAAAAGCCGGCGAACATAATTAAATGGCTGAAAATAAGGGATATTTTGCGATGAAATGAGGTAAAACAAGAGAGGCAAGGGTAAGAGTGGCGACGAAACCGGCCAGCGAGAAAGCCAAGGCCAACAAGGCCAAAGCGAAAAAACCGGCGGCCAAAGGGAAAAAAAATCTCGGCGGCCGGCCATCGAAATTCGACACCCTGAATTTGCGCCAAGTTGAGATTTTGGCGCGACGCGGGTGGTCGGACGAAGAGATGGCTGAGTTTTTCGAGATTGGCCTGTCAACGTGGCACCAATGGAAAACCGATAAGCCTGGGTTTCTGGATTCCCTAAAAGTTTGGAAAGAAAATCACGACCGCGAGGTCGAAAAATCTCTCCTTCAGACCGCCCGCGAGGGCAACACGACCGCCCAAATTTTTTGGCTCAAAAATAGACAGCCCCACCGATGGCGAGACGTCCGGGATCACAACGTAAGCCTGGACGCAACCGCCCTTTTTAGCGCCATTAAGGCGATAGACCCCGAGTTCGCCGAGCAGCTACGCGCAGAGCTGGCGAAGCGGCGCAAAAAACAGCGATGACAATGACGCGAAGGGTCAAATCAATCGCCAAAGTTCTCGACGCCCATTTACCTCCCGAAGAGATCGACGCATTTGTAAGAAGCGCCGCCGATCACATTAAGTATTCAGAATATCAAGAAAACCCTGTTGGGTTTGTCAAAGAAGTGCTTGGTGATGTTGTAACCGATGACATCCGAAAAATGATGGAGTCGGTACGCGACAATCAGATCACGATTGCCAGGAGCGCTAATGCGACCGGCAAAGCGCAACCTGTTTTTGCCCCTGTCCTGACACCAACTGGATTTGTGCGGATCGGCAGTATTCGACCAGGGCAAACCGTTGTTGGTGGAGATGGCCGCCCGTGTCGAGTGACGGGCGTGTTCCCGCAGGGATGCAAGCCGATTCTCCGGGTTGTAATGAGCGACGGGACACAATCTCTTTGCACGCCTGACCACCTGTGGGCCTGCCGGTCGTCATCCGGCAAACATCGAGGGCGGCCGTATTCTGTGATGACGACGGCGGAGCTATCCAGAGTGCTCCACAGATTTATGCACATTCCAATGTGCGGGCCAGTTGAGTTTCCTCGGGCCGATTTCCCGCTTGAGCCTTACGTTTTGGGGGTGCTTTTAGGCGATGGTTGCTTGGGTCAGGATGTTCGTTTATCAAACCCGGAAAGCTGGATAATCGATAAGCTCAAAGCTCTTTTGCCGGAGGGTGTCAGCCTGAATAGTTATTACGGCGGCTCTTTGGAACACGGTATTGCAGCTCCTCCGGGCAAAAGAAACCCCGTAAAAACAATTTTGTCCAACCTTGGGCTTATTGGACGCAAATCGCCGCAAAAATTTGTCCCAAAAGAATATCTGTTCGGAGATGTAAACCAGCGCAAAGATCTTCTTGCCGGCCTGATGGACACAGACGGGACTATTGACAAAAAATCATGCGTTACATTTGACACATCAAGCCGGCAATTGTCTGACGATGTTAGATGGCTCGTGATGTCGTTGGGCGGGACGGCCAAATTGAGGCCCAAAAAGGCGCCCGTGTATCACCACAATGGAGAAACAAGACGCGGACTACCTGATTATCGACTCTTTATTAAACTGCCGTTTTGCCCGTTTACATTACCAAGAAAAGCAAAAAGATGGCGCAATCCGCTTGAAATGCAAAAACAAGCGCACAGGCTTGTGAAGAAAATCGAGCCAGTAGGGTTCGCAGAGTGTGTTTGTATTTCGGTTGACAACAAAGATGGGCTTTACCTGACAAACGATTTTATTGTAACCCACAACAGCCACGGTGCCGCCCGCGTCGCTGTTTGGTGGTACAAATGTTTCCCGGACCCCCAGGTTTTTACCGCCGCTGCGCCTCCATTTGAAAACCTGTCACATATTTTATGGGGCCAAATAGGCGAAATAGTTGCCAAACACCCAGAGGTTTTCGACACCGACCGCCAAACTTCACTCCACCTGGAACGACACCCACGATCTTTTCTCACAGGCTTAACGATCCCCTCCAGTGGCACGGATGCCCAGCGCCAAGCCAAATTTTCGGGCAAGCACGCCCCGCACCTGCTTTTTATCCTCGACGAAGGCGATGCCATCCCCGACCCGGTCTATGCCGGCATTGAGTCGTGTATGTCGGGCGGCCACGCTCGCCTGCTGGTGATGCACAACCCTCGGCACCAGGAGGGCGCCCCATACCGCATGGAGCGCGACGGCCTGGCAAATGTCATCGAGATTTCGGCCATAAATCACCCAAACGTCATTTATGGCCGCGATGTGATCCCCGGCGGCGCTGTTTCTTGCGATTTGACAGTCCAACGCATCAACAAATACTGCCGCCCGATCAGGCCCGGCGAAACACCGGATGAAAACTATTTCCTGCTGCCAAAATATCTCGAGTACGTGGACGCACCTCGCGAGAGTGGTGGGCGCTATGATCCGCTCCAGCCCGGCTGGTATCGGGTTGTTGAGCAAGTATTTTGGACGCTCGTGCTCGGTAAATACCCGCAGCAGGCCGAGGATCAGCTCATCGCCCGCTCGTGGGTCGAGGCGGCCCGGAGTCGGTGGGATGTCTATGTGGCGGCCAATGGCGAGCATCCGCCGAATGGCGTCGCCGGTATCCAGGGCGTGGACGTGGCCGAGTATGGGCCGGATCTGTCGGTGGTGTGTCATCGTTTTGGCGGGTTTGTTGAGCGCCTGCTCACAAAATCCAGCATGGACCCGCTGGAGGTGGGCGATTGGGCTGCTACCGAGGCCAAGCGCCGGCGTATTCAGTGCTCCCACGTGGACGGTACGGGCGTAGGGGCTGGTGTGGCCCCGCAGATGGTTCGGAACGGTTGCTTGGCCGCGGGCCTCAAGGTGGCCACCAAGCCGACGGCAACGAGCGAGTTGGGGGAATTTACGATTCTTAGGGATCAACTCGGTTGGGCCTGCCGCGAATGGCTACGCACCGATCCGGGCTCGATGCTGCCGCCGGATGAAGAGCTTATCGAGGAATTACTGGCATTTACCTACACCACAGTCAACGGCCGCGTGCGGATCACACCGACCGACCAGATCAAAGACCAGATCAAGCGCAGCCCGGATAGAGCAATGGCGCTGTTTTTTACGTTTGCTGATCCGCTTTCCGGGGCTGCTGTCGGCCCGATGGAAGTCAGCGAGCAGGCCAAACGAAAGGCAACCATCAAGCGACGGGCCTCGGTCGTATGAGGGTAAAAGGGCAAATAGGCCCTGCTGACCACGAGATGCTTGCAATTGCAATAGATTACCCATAGGCGCAAAAGCATGGACTACCAGAGCGCAATGCAGCCCCAGGATACCCTCCTGCCGGTCGCCACCAACGAGCAGCTTGACGCCGAGGAGCAACAGCGCCGGGACGCGCT